CGAAAGCCCACAGTTGTGCATTCTGCGCAACACATTACTCGGCCCCGATAGGGGTATGCGCGTTATTCCAGCAACAATTTCAACCGCCTCGGTGACGGGGTCAACGGTCGCAATGACGTGCCCATCACTTTCAAGCGCATCTAGCCGGTATGTGAGCGATGCTGGGTCTGTGCTATCAGTAACGCCGATGCGCGCCTCGACGGCGACCATCGCGTCCCGCAGCAGGTCGTGCATCTCGGAGTGCGTCGGCGTTGAGCCGCCGAGCGCCGGCGCAACGGGGGCGTCCGGGATCGTGTCGAGCGATGTCGGGAATGTGCTGGCCATGATCAGGTGCTCGTAGTGATTTCGGGGAGCAGATGCAGCATGCTCTCTGCGCTGCACAAGGCGAGAACGTCGGTGCCGTCCAGCAACTCGATGTCGAACACATAGTCGCCCCCAGTCAGTGCAGCCAGTGTCGTCGGTGTGACGTGCAGCCACACAGCACTGTTCGGGGCGTCGATCTCGATGGTGCCGCCCGTGGTGTTCAGCGAGGCGAGGACGGTGCCGCCCACCGCCCGCTTGATGTCCATGCGTGCCGCGGTGTAGCTGGAGAGGTCCTTCGGCGCGTAGTACGCCAGTTCGCCGCCGGTGGTGTAGGTGCGGAAGCCCGCCGACGTGACGCCAGGGAAGGCGATGGTGTTCGCGTCGATCACGGCGAGCCGGCGAAAGTCGCTGTCCCGGATAGCATTCCACGTGGCGTTCAGTTCCGTCATGCCGCCGGCATTCAACACTGCCGCGCGCCAGCCGTCGGGAATACCGTGGCCTGTCGAAGTGATGCGCACTGGCGCGGATTTCGTCATCGCAGTGATCGGGGCGAACGTGAGTTCGTCCGACTCAATACGAATCGGGATGTCTGCCGTAGCGCCCAGGCGCAGAGTGAGGGCCAGGGTTTTCATACGTCCTCTCCGAAGTAGTCCTTCAGTTTGGCCTCAGCGGCCCGTTCAAGGACGAACAGCAGTCTGGCGCCCATATGGCCAGATATCCCGCTGGCTGCCGCACACAGGCCGGCCGGCTGATCCCAGGCGTTCAGGATCATGAACACTCCGACGCCAACAAAGCCGCTGGTAAAAATCTCCCCGACCAACTCCATCAGGGAAAACACCCGCGGCCGGCGGGCCTTCATGCGCGCCCACCAGTGCACAACGCCACCGGAGAACCCCATGCCCAGCGCCAGCAGCCAGGTGGCCCATGTCCATGCGGAAGGGTCTTTGTCAGGCATTGGTGCTGTCCCTTCCTGCAGTTACGCGTCGTCGTCCGAAAACTCCAGCCCGGAAACATCCAGGTCAAGCTCCAGGTTGTCCCCTACGGGGTCTTCCGCCGCAGCAGCTTCCGCGGCCAACGCTGCCTGCGCAGCAGCAATTTCCGCCTTCGTACGGCGCTTGCGCGGCGCAGATACCGCCAGCGCCCGCGGCGCCTCGCCCAGAATGTCCAGGCCCTCCGGAGTAACCGATACCACCCCGTTGAGCAGTTCCGCGATGAGCACGTTGCTTTGTCTGCCCGTCTCGGCGTCCGTATGGTGCTTGATCACCCCGCCCGGCACGATTTGCGCCTCGTCCCCCAGCGCATTGATCACCAAATCCCAAGTCCAGCCCATGCCTCAACTCCTTGTGTTGGTACAAAAACGGGGCCGAAGCCCCGTCCGGTGTCACATCGCTTATGCGCTGACGTACTGCATCCAGGTGTCAGTGCCCACGCAGATGAACATCGCGTTCCTGGTCTTGATGTTCGTAACCGCCAGCGATACCGCTGCGCCGGCAGAACCCCCGGCAATCGTGCCAGTAGCCGTGGCCGGATACACGCTCAGCGCGTTGGCACCGGCGTTGTACACGAACACGATTTCCCCCGGCTGCGCGTTGGCCGGCAGCGACACACCCGTGGAGGCGCCCGCCGTGGTGACGACGTTCAGGTTGGAGTTCAGCGCAGTCGCTGTGGCCAGAGTGGAACCCGCCGCGGTGATGGTCAGAGCACCGTCGGTGCCCCCCTTCGTCGTCGGCGGAGCAACGTACATGTTGAAACCGATCATGGTCGTATCTCCTTAGTACACGATGGCCAGGGCCAGCGCTTCGGGTTTGATGACCTTGCGGCCATACACGTTGACCCCGCGAACAAAATCGCCGAAGTCGTTGGGGTTGCGCACCGTTTCCGTCTTGGTGAACTGCGAGGCGAAGGTGATCGCCGCCTTGTGCCCGGCAAGAATCACCCGCGACTTCTGGGCAAACGTGCCGCCGGCCGCCGCGGTCTGCGAACCGTCACCCGAGGTCCAGGTCGTACCCGATGCAGCGCCGCGCGGCAGGTTGTTGGTGACGTACACTTCGAACCGGTCGATGGTTCCGATCTTGCCGTTACGCAGGATGGACTGGCTATCCCCGGTCAAGTACGCTTGTTGCAGGTTGCTGTTCATCAGCGCCTGGCGCGAAACCGGGTCAATGAGCAGGAAGCGCTCCGTTTCCGGGATGTTCTGCTCGTCCAGCGCGGACGACAGCGACGTGAGCAGCGAAATCGCCGAGGTCGAACTGGCGTTGAACTGCACCGGCGCCGTGACGGTACCCAGGTTGTACGAACCCGAGCGAACACCCGCCGTCGCGCCCTTGTTGGTCGTGGCCGCACCGGTAAAGGTGGCGAAGAAGCACTCCGAGTCGACAGCCACCTTCATCTGCATGCCCGCGTCGTTGCTGAACATATCCAACAGCTTCGGCTTGCTCTGCATTTCCAGCAGGTCGTTCACCTGGAAGGCGTAGTACTTGCCCTGGTCGATCTGCAGTTCAATGGTGTTCGGGACCGGAACCTGATACTGCAGACCAGCGCCGGGGACGTACGTGGTAATGGCGATGTCGGGGATGTTGTTGATGATCACCTTGTCGCCGATGCCGCCGATTTCGCCAGTCCAGTTAGTGTTACTGATAGATGCAAACGTACTTGCCGTGTAAAATTTGGCGTTGAGCTTGCTCGACCAAATGGTCGGGATGAACGACCCGGAGTATGCCGGGCTGGTATTGAAGGGGGCCGCTACTGGGAGCGTAACACCCGCGGTAATTGTTGCCATGTGAGCTATTCCTTGTGTTTATACGTAAACAGGTTCGGTATAGCTCCAAGCGTCATCAGAACGCCACGCGCCCTTCGGCGAGAGCCAGGTCCGCAGCCGCCACACCTGCCTCGTACTCTTCCCGAGTTACGGTCTGCAGGAGACGGTGGTCCATGGCGGCGGCGTATTCAGCGCTGGTCCAGATTTTCCCGTTGGTTCCCTGGGTTGGCGCTGTTGCTCTGCTGCTACTCGGAGCCACTTGACTGTTGAGGCTCGGGCGGCTGGGTTTGGGTTGCGGTTTGGGCACCTCCGGCGCTGCCTCGGGAGCGATCCCGTGTGCAGTCTTGAAGGCGGTCACCTGCTCGATGAGCGCCGTAGCGTCCAGTCGGCGAAGGGCCTCTTCTGCCAGTTCGCGGCGGGTAAAGCTCGTACCGGGAGCACGGGTGTCCAGGAACTCAAACCACTTCGGGTCTTCATTCACTGCCGCAAAGTCGGGTACGGCGTCCGGAGCGAGTACCTTGCCCCAGAACTTTTCCTCATCCGACTGCACGATCCGTTGCTCCTGGCGCTGTACCTGCTCCGCCACGGGGGCATACCGCTTGTCCATATCTGCAGCGAGTTGCTGAGCGAGCCCTTTGAACTCGTCCTGAACCACGCGCCGCATCATGTCCACCAAATCCACGCCGTACGCTTCAACGTCGGCATCAGTAACCAGTTGCGTCTCCTGCTTCTTCGGTGCGTCGGCCTTCGCTTGCAGCGCCGTGACGGCTTGCTCCAGCTTCTCCGACAACTCTCGTACCTGCGCATGAAGCCGCGGCGTTTCCGCGTTGTACTTCCCTTGCAGGACTTTGAACCGATGTTCCAGGTCCGACGACGGACTGGTTACCTGGGTGGGTTGCGCTGCCTCCGGCTGCTGTACGGCAGGGGTGGGGACGGGGGCCACTTCAACGGGGTTCCCTGCGTCGGGAGCCGGAGTGCCATAAACCTGTGCCTCAATTGCTGCTGCCTGGTCAAGCTGTGCCTGGATGGCGGTGGGCAAACCACTCATAAAAGTTTCCTCTTAGTGCCGACTACGTGATCCGAGTTAGCAGATTAGTCTGCCAGGGATTCGCTACACGCTACGGGCTACTTGTACTACGGTTTTCTGGGGGTAGGGACCTTCGGAAATATTCCCACCACTCTTTGGGGTTTCCCCCGCTCCTTCTCTGCCAGGGCTTCCGCCTGTTCCAGCAGGTCCAGAATTTCCTTGTACGCCTGCGCCCGGCCTTGAGCCTGCCGCAGGGTGTCGCTGTCTCGTTGTGTTTCCAGCGCGTCACGCCAAAAATCGCGTTGCTCATTCAACCATCGGCGGAACGGTGCAAACTCCGGGAAGTTCCGAAGCTGCAGCAAGCTGCCGATCAGTGCGTGGTCAACAACCACGCTTGGCCTTCACCGCGCCGCCCTTCTTGAACCCGGCCGGCAGGCCCGTGGGCGCCGGCGGCAGCCCTTTCGGAGCCGCCTTGACGGCCGGAAACGGCGCCTTGCCCGCCTTCTTTGCAGCGGCGGGAGCGGGTTTTGCAAACGGGTTACCGGCCATGAGAACTCCTCGTCAGATTGGGTTGTTTGTAGTAACCAAATGTACTTACTTGTAAGCAAGTTGTCAAGATAAACGCCGGAGCTTGAACAGCGTCCGCGCGTACAGCGCGCTCAGTTCATCCAGCAGGTTGTCCAGCGGGCGGTCGCACGGCGACTTCCCGAAGGCTTTGCGCGCGTCCTCGATCCCTTCCAGGTGATCCTCCAGCACAACGTCGATCTTCCCCTTTGCTGCCTCCCGGTAAGGCACGTCGCCCAGCGCCCCATACGTCCCCTGGAACACCTCGGCGAACGCATCGGCCTTTTCCACCACAGCCTCGTAGAACTCCTGAAGCGCCACGTGCGCGGCGTAGGAACCCGTCCGCAGGTGCTCCCGGTGCGCCTGCTCCCGCGACAGGAAGGCAATGGACACAATCTCCGCTGCAGCCTCTCTGGTGCTCATGCCGGTGCTCCCATGGTGTCAGTGATCGGTTCCCCCGTCATCAGGGCCTGGCCGCTGGGCTGTACTGCTCGCCGGCGCGCGCCATTTTGCTGCGGGTCCGCTTGTCCCATCATCCCCTGGGCCTGTAGCTGCTGCGCCTGTTGGGCTTGCTGGTCGATCTGCTGGAGGAGCAGCGTTTCCTCATCCGGCACGATCTCGTCCGCGTCCATATCCAGGGTTTTTGCTTGCTCGTGCAGCAGCGCGGCAATGCCCTTCTGCCCCACGATCTGCTGCGTCATCGGGTTCGACAGAACCACCTGCAGGAACTCATTGCGTCTCGTCTGGGCGGCATCCTTGACCACCAGGCCCTCAGCGCCCACGGCCACAATGGACACGTCGCCCTTCAGGTCCGGATCATTGCTGTACATCATGTTGTGCACGTACAAACGCTCAACCGCGGGCTGCAGCACGTGTGTGTCGATGTTGAAGATCACCTGCTTGATCGTCTTTCCCGCGTTACCCATCAGCATACTCATGCCGCTCGCCGTCCGCCCGGCCCCACCAACCCCCGCATTGTCCCCGGTGATGTACCGCGGAATCTCGGTGTCCTCGTCGGCCCGTGCAGCGCACTTGTCGAGGATGGCAATCAGTTCGCCGGAGATGC